CTTTCTTTGTTTCTTTTTCTATCTTTTTCTCGATAGTTTTTTTAGCAGGTCTTTTGACAGTCAGAGCCTTTAATATTTCTCTGTGTCTTTGTTTTTCTAAGCGTTCTTCCGCTTTACTATTTTTAAGATTATCTTTATATTCTTTATCTCTAAAATCTTCTCTTTGAACAAGCATTTTATGAATGCCAGAAATTATCTCTGTGCTTGAAGAATTTGGACCAATAGAATCCTTGGGCTTTCTACTGAATAGGCCCATCATTTTACCAAAAATTCCCTTGCTTTTATCAGATACTTCAGGCATTTACTTTCTCATTCGTTCTTTTAGTTTTCTATTTTCTTCTTCAAGATACTGAATTAACAAAGTCACATAAATGTCCCGTTCCCACGGTATCATATTTTCAAGTTCAGTTAGACTATATTTGTGGTGTTGTATCAATCCAAAATTAGTCTTATAGTAATTCTTTAAATCATCATAACAAATTAAAATACGAAAAAATTTTCAAGACCCTCAACTTCCATGTTGTGTATAAAACCACACTTTGAACATGTCAACATAATGTTTTTCTTCATCTTTGGTAGGTTCTCAAAAAACTTTTCAATCTTTTCAAATTGAGCCTGGTTTAATTGCTCAATAAATTCCAACAATTCTTCTTTCGTTGTTTCTTTTGCATAATAAAACTGTTCGCCATCATAAATGTATTCAATAGAACTTGCAATCATATTAAATGTTACATCAGTAACGTTATCAATATTTACAGAATCTTTGATGATGCCAAACTTTGGATATCTCATTTTCACAATAAGTTTATCTGTAATTTTTATTTCAGGATCAACCTTTTCTTCCCACTCCGGTTTAATTGTGGTAAGATCAATTTTGGTTTCCATAATATTACCACACTCTTTATCACCAAGATCGTTGTTACAACGGTATTTTGATTCTACCACTTCACCCACGGATTTAGCACGGAGGTTAATGAAGTAATACTCAACATCAAGTATTGGAAAATCGTCTATATCGATTCCTGGCGTCAGGGTACATACATTTAATATCTCTCTGACATTATATTGTATTGTCTCTGCATCACCGGATTCCATGGCCATCATCAAGTTTTTTTGTTCCTTGACTAGGAATGGTCGGTATTTAATTTTCTTTCCAGAAAGTGGCAATTCAAGTTCATATGTTGGCACTTCAAGTTTTGGTAAAGCCATAATATCTCCTCAGTTTAAATGACAAATGTTCTATTGAACCATCTTGTATAAGCAAAAGTTACAGTTAATTTATGATAACCATCAGCAGCCCAATCTAAATCCATCTGATTGATGGACATTGGATAACATTCGTAGAAATCAGCTGCATATGTTAATTTGTTTTGATTGTCGTATTGGTTGACAGTCAAGTATGTTGCATAATCAGATTTATATTTAAAGTTGTTTGTAAAAGCAGGATTGATGTATTCCATCCATGTATCAAAGATATATTTCTGGTTCATTTCAGAATCAACAATGAATGTTAAATCTAAATCATTGTATGTTGTTAGATATGGATGTTTTTCGATTGGACCGTATGTTTTTTGTTCTGCCGTTGCAAACGTTCTGCTTGGCAATTGTGCATTTTCACAACTGTATTTTAATGTTCTGTTTGCGTTTGGTTGACCAGCAAAAACAGATAATACGGGAGGAATAACAATATTAACATCAAAACGATGTGGTCTTGCAAGTTCCTTTTTAAAATTGGCTCTGAATTCTGATATGCTTCCTGCCATTATATTGTCCTTATTTGTTCTACTGATTCTTGCCAAACTGTTTTGGCACTTTCTTTTTTAAATTGTTGTATTGGTAAATATAACGCAATATCCCACTCTTGTGGTTCAATCGATAGAATTTTGGACCTGATGTGGCTATACAGATATTTTTTGATACAAGGCCTAAATTCTCTATATCTCTTTGATGAATCTAATATTGGATACGTAATTCTTATTCTTTTAATTTCATCTTCATCATTATAAATGGCCAACGGCATCAACTTTCTCATAAAATTGATACGATATTTGATTGGCAGATAATGTAGGTTTAAACCAATAAAACCATCTGGTTCTCTTTTCAATGGCATCACCAATGGAAAGGTATCATAATATGGCAACTCGGCTTTTGTTTTTGGATTGTAAAAGAAATAGTACAATCCACCAATCAAAAACTTTTGTCTGTCACTTGCTCGAACATAACGATGTGTTTCTTTTGTCAAAGGTCTAACCATCGTATAAGGATTTCTTAGACTTTGCACTCTTTTCATCAACCAATTCAAAGACTCACGGCTCATCGTGTTGTATTGAGCCGCCAGTTTTTCGTCTGATAATGTGGTAAGTATAGAAGGTTTTGTAGCCATTACAATATTTAGGTTAGAGTCCTAGATGATCTTCTGTCAGAATTTTAAACTCCCAACCACGGTCTTTACAATATTCTATGGCTGATTTCCATTTGGCTTGATTGACACCCCATGTGGCAACTTCAGTAATGTACTGTTTTGTGACACGTTTCTTTTTTTCTGGTGGTTGTGTCTGTTTTTTTGGTTTAACCTCTAACATCATTGTTCTGGTCTTTCCATCTTGTGTTTTTACTTTTACAAGAAAGTCTGGAAAGTAACGATGCCACTTATTGTCCACAGGAGAATGATATGGAATGGCGATTTCTTCCGATGCCCATGTCACTATACTTGGATTTTTATCGAGCCAGGTCATCACCCTCGCTTCCCATGTAGAGCGATAAATGATATTGTTAGGGTCTCCTGCGTATTTACCAGGGTTTTTGGGTCTGAATGTTCCGGAATATGCCATAAATAGTATATATATTTTTCCGGAAAAAATAATGGCAGTTTCAATAATTCAAAACTATGGCATCGGTAATAATCCGTCAGATCAAGCTTTTGCTGGTCCTTTGGCGGCTTTGTATAATAACCGTTATGCTTTTGATTCTTTACAATACCCCAGAGACTTAGGTTCAAGTTATAAGGGACACATTGTAAAATTTGATATCTATGAAGTTATTCCAAAAACATTAAATGAAATAAAAGATTATGTGATTTCAGCAGCAGAAGCTGGTGCAAAAGCCACCGCAAATGGCGTTGTTGCAGGTGTCCAAGCCGTAGGATCGGTTGCTACAACCGCTTATGATAAAGGTGTAAGTGCAGCGGCTGAACAAATCGGACAATCGGTTGCACAAGGATGGGATAAATTAACATCAGGACAACTTACGAGTACAACAATACAGATTAGCCCTCAGATTTCTGGTGTCAAAGCATCAATTTCACTTTATATGCCAGACACAGTAGAATTCCAATATGCATCACAATATAACAATTTGTCTTTGGCTGATGCCGCAGGTTCTTTGCCCCTTGTTGGTAGTATTGCAAAAGCGATTACCTCAGGTGAATATGGTGTTGGTAATAATGCTGCACTCAAACTAGGTTTAAATGCAGCAGGTTATGTGTTTAACCCCCAACAACAATTATTGTTTGAAGGTATCGATTTTAGAACATATAATATGTCTTTTACATTCACTCCAAGTTCTCCACAAGAATCAGAAAATGTAAAAAACATCATTCAAACATTTAGAAAATACGCTGCACCGACTGTTGTTACAGGTGCAGCAGGTTTCTTTTTCAATCCTCCCGGTATGGTTGATGTAAGTTTCTTATATAATGGCACTAAAAATCCAAATTTGAATTATATTAAAAGAAGTGTTATTGAGAATATTGATGTTAATTATGCACCAAACGGATGGGCTGCACATGAAGATGGTGCACCTGTGCAAACAACAATCACAATACAATTCAAAGAAATGTTCTTGGTAGATAGAAAAGCTATAGAACAAGGTTATTAAAATGAAATATTTTCAACAATTACCTAAACTTTTGGTAACGGATAAGACTGGTGTTTCTTCTTTATACACCAACATTATGGCACGTGCAAGCATTATCAACAGTTTGTTAGATAATCCTGTATTGTGTTATACATACGACATACAAGATGGTGACACACCAGAAATTATTGCCGATAAATTTTATGGTGATAGTTATCGTTATTGGTTGGTTATGTTTGCAAATCAAATGTTAGACCCACAATGGGACTGGCCATTGAATTCAAAAAACTTCAATGATTATATTGCAAACAAATACACAGAATTTGATCCGTACAGTAGTGTATATCAATTTGAAAAAGTGGTTACACAATATGAATCATCATCAAAAACAACAACGGTAAATACTTATGTGATCGATGAACACACTTATGATACTTTATCGGAATCTACCACATCATATACATTTCCTTCAGGTACCACAACAATCACCATTTCAAAGAACGCAAAAAGTTATTTTCAACACGAACTTGAAACAAACGAAGCAAAAAGAAATATTAAATTATTGAAAAGAGATTATGCTCTACAAATTGAAAATGAATTTAAAACATTGATGGGTACATAATGGCAGAAGAAAACGTAGATAATTTAGTTGAAACACCGTTAGATACGGCCTACTATTCTCAAGATGCAAGTATAGATAAGTTACAGATTATTACTGTGACTGGCCAAGCAATTGATGTTAAAAAATTATTGATTGAATTTTCATATTATGAGGATATTTTTAATTTTGTGGTTTCTGGTTATATTATACTCAGAGATGCGATAGGTTTAATTGAGAAGTTACAGTTAACTGGTAAAGAATTTATTGAAATAAGTTTTGGTAAAGCCAGAGGTCTTAATACAGTAAACAACGATTTTGTTTTTAGATTGTATGCGATTCCAAAAAGAACGCCAAGTGGTAACTTAAACGCAGAATATATCAAATTGCACTTTTGTTCAGAAGAATTGTTGTTATCAGAACAAATCAAAGTAACAAAATCCTATTCTGGAAAACCAATATATTCAAATGTTTATGATGTATTGGTAGATAAACTCAAAGTAAATCCTAAAAGAGTTATTGTTGAACAAACAGAAGGCAACTACGATTTTAATGTCAACACATTAAGACCCTTTGAGGCCATCAGTTGGATGTCCTGTTATGCAAGACCATCAATTAATAATACGGTTGGTGCAGATATGTTGATGTATGAAACAAGAGATGGATTCAACTTTAGATCAATCAGTTCTTTGTTAAAACAGCCAATTTACAAAACATATACATATCAACCTAAAAACTTAGAAAATAGTGATTTTGGTAATCAATTAAATACAGTTTTAGAGTATGAATTTATTAAAACGTTTAATTCGTTAGATGACATAAATTCAGGAACATTTGCAAATCGTTTGATATCTTTGGATCCTCTAAACAGAACGGTAAAAGTTACAAACTTTGATTATGAAAAATATCTCAATCAAACTGGTGGTAAAACAAGTGCTTTAGCAACAGCACCAAACAGATTGGGTCTGACACAAAATCAGGCTTATACAGGAACATTAAAACTTGGTGTTACCAACTCTGAACAGAAATTAAGACCATATGTTCAACAGGGTGTAGGCTCATTGGCGAATGATATATACTTTGAGAAGTTTGTTCCTAACAGAACAGCACAACTTTCATTAGCAACATACACAAAGGTAAAATTAAAAATACCTGGTGATTCCGCAATTACTGTTGGAAAAACTATTGATTTTAATTTGATGACCTTAATGCAAACTGATGAAACAGAAAAGGGTTTTGATCGTTACTATTCTGGAAAATATTTGGTTACCGCTGTGAGACATATTATACAATCACAAGGTGCATTTCAGACGATACTTGAAATTGCAAAAGAAAAACCAGATAATGCTTACAGTTCAGTAAGTCCAAACAATATTAATTATAAACAGGCATTATTTGAATGAACTTTAAGAATTTTTTAGGTAAAGATGGCTTTTACTGGTGGGTCGGTGTTATAGAAAACCGAATAGACCCTCTTGCTCTAGGCCGATGCCAAGTTCGTATCTTTGGACACCATGATGATGGAAGTTTAGATTCAAAAGTAAAGATACCAACAAGTGATTTGCCATGGGCAACACCTTTATATCCATGTAATACAGGAACAAAAACCTTTAGTGTTCCTGAGTTGGGTGATTGGGTTGTTGGTTTCTTCTTTGATGGCCAAGCAGGACAATTTCCGGTGATGATGGGTGTATTGCCTGGTTATAATCCGACACTAGAAGATAAAGCTAAATCGGTAGGATAAACTTATGGAAAATTTACCAGACGATTATTACAGTAATACTGGAAAGTATGACATAATCAATTTCAAGGTGGTTGAAAAACTTCCACCTAATTCTTTGTATGCAAAATTAATGGGTTCACCTGGTGTTCAAAACACACCATCGTTGGCCAGAGGTAACTTGAACAACTCCATCATTCAAGTTATGAATGGTAATCTTGCACACGCCTGTGATTTCAAATTTATTTTTAATGCAAATGTTGATTTATTTACAGGTTTGACCAATCCAATTACTGCAATTCAAAAAGCAATCAGAGGTGCACAACTAAAAGCAACCGAAAGACTTAGACAGTTGGTACAAGGTGCAGCGCAAAATTTTAGAAAAGCAGTAGAAGCATTGGTAAATTTAATGGGATTGGATCCTTCTGGCCAAATTTCTTATTATTTTTCTTTGGGTAAAGATATTTTGAGAAAAGTTAATGAAGCAATTGAAGAAGTTGCTAAAATTACGGAAACTGTACTTGAATGGGTTTTCTTTGCACAACAGATTCAACAACTAATTAATTGGATCAATAGTTTGCCAGGAAAAATAAAAAATTTGATATTGACTTGTTTGAATAGTTTTACGAATTCAATTAAAGCTATTGCAAATAACATACAATCTCTACCAAATCAAATTACTGGTGCAACAACAGCACAAATACAGGCAATTGCAAACCAATTTACCGCTGCTGCACAAACAGCTGCATCTGCCGCACAAGATGGTTTTAACTCAAATAATTCAAATTTACCTGCTGGTGTTGTTGCTGCAATCAAAGATCCGTCAATAGACTTAAATAGTTTAGGTACCAATTTTTCTTCTGATTCCGCCAATACAGCATTACAGAATTCGACAAGTACTCAAATGGCACAAATGAAAGCACCTTGATATGGCAGATAAACCAAGTTTTGTAACCACATGGATTGAACCTGAATCGGCTGCTAATACAAACTATCAGCCAGTTTATCCATATAATAATGTAACTCAAACCAAAGGTGGACATTCATTTGAAATGGATGATACACCAACACGTGAACGTATACGTCTGCAACACGGCAAAGGCACATTCGTTGAAATGCATCCAAATGGTGACCAGGTCACCAAGATTTTGGGTGATGGTTATACAATTATTCTTGGTGACCATAACATTTCAATTGGTGTTGATGATGGACAAAATAAAAAGAAATTAAACATCACAGTTTATGGTGATGTGAGTATGCATGTTACAGGTAATAAAGTCGAACAAGTTGATGGTAATGTAGAACAATACATTAAGGGCAATTATAGACAAACAGTTGAAGGATTGCACACCGTATCATCGTTCGGTAATATGGAAATCAACGCAGGAGCATCAATTTTAGGTAAATTGACAGTAAATGTGCCAGATTACGTAAAAATAAACGGTGACTTGGCTGTTTCTAGTGAAATCAAAGGTCAAAAAATCACTTCGGAGACTAGAGTTGATGCAGGAACAGGCATTTCTGCTGGCGCTCTTGGTTTTGTGTCAATAACGGGAGGTTTGTCTATTGGCATACCCGCAGCACTTCCATCAAATATAATTTGTGCTGGTCCTATCACATCTTTCTCAAGTGTTAATGCGCCTTTGGGAAATTTTGGCATTTCAAAGAGTATTTTGGCCACAGACATTATAAATCAGTTAATCCGATCTTTTCACTTTCATATTGCAAAAGGTGGTCCAACAACCCCACCAACCAGCAAAGAAGATGTTGTAGGTGATATTTCGACTGCAATTCCCGCTTAATTAAGAAGAAAATAAATTATGAGTTCAAATAGTATTTACGCTTTATTGCATTTTCCATCTAGTGATCCGACACTAAATGCTGCGGTCCAACCATTTTCTTCAAATGTTCAGCAACAAATGAATATGATGCCAACTTTGATAAAACCGTGGCAACAAGAAGATATTGCAACAGGAAACACAGGCGGTTATTTTCAAAATCCAGTCGGTTCTGCTGTTCAGTCGGTTTGGGACTCTGCAAATAATTTTGTAGTCATAACTACAAATTGTCTCGGTGGAAATACAGGTAATATCACAAACATAATCAATAATACCATCACGTTGGCACAAAATATGACAAATAACACCGCAAATAGTTATTTGTATCACACCAATCGTATGTCAAATGTGATTCAACCAGATATAAACATGAATTTACCGCATTATCAAACATCCATTGGATATGGTAAAATGCTTACATATCTCACAAATAAAACGGATGGTATACAAAACAATTCTGTAATGCTTGGTAGTTTTGGTAGTATTTTGTCAGCCGACACATTTAGTGCAAATGCAAATGTAATGATATATTGGTCAAATTATTTTGCAAATACATTATATAACGATGGCACAGGAAACACATATTCTAATATTACATTGGCCAACGCACAATCCATGTATACCGCTTTTGCATCATTGGATTCTGAAATGTGGAACCGCAGAAAACAAGATATTGACTTTTATGTGAACACCACAATTGTTATGAACAGGTATCATGATGTTGGTCAATTTGGTGAAATAGGTCAGACCGAAAACGATTTGATTATGAATTACATTGGTAGCGATAAATTAAAATCAAGACTAAATTCCTAAAATTTGAAATTTTGCGTTCCGGCCCCTGAATTTTTCGGACGCAGCTCAAGGTTCCATAAAAGCGTTTTACTCCTACGATAAATAAAAGATGGCAAATATAACTAAACTTTACTCCGATATAGACTTCACATTCATCCGTAAACCAGGGACGAATGATGTTGCACTTAGTTACGACAATCAAGCCGTCATTCGTTCTGTTCGTAATTTGTTACAAACTAAACACTATGATAGACCTTTTAACCCAGGACTAGGTTCGAATATGGAACTTATGTTGTTTGAGCCAGTTTCAGACATGACAGCTTCATCTATTGAAGCCGAAATAAAAAATACTATTGAAAACTATGAAAAAAGAGTTAGTTTAAAGAATGTTAAAGTTGTTCCAAGTCCGGATCAAAATGCATACGAAGCAAGTTTAACATTTTTCTTAGAAAATGCAACAATACCAACAACAATAACACTTCTTCTAGAGAGAAATAGATAAAATGGCTGGTGCAAATACAAACGTTCAAATAACCGACCTTGACTTTGATACAATCAAAAATAATTTAAAGACATTTTTGAAGTCACAGGACACACTAAAAGATTACAACTATGAAGGTTCTGCACTTGCAGTTCTGTTGGATCTTTTGTCATACAACACGCAATATAATGCATACTACTTGAATATGGTAGCCAATGAGATGTTTTTGGACTCTGCGATTCAAAGAGATTCAGTTATTTCACAAGCAAAAATATTGAATTATACACCAAGGTCAGCAGTTGCACCGACAGCCACAATTACTTTGACTGTAAATCAGGTAACATCAGCCTCGTTAACTCTACCAAAATACGCAACATTTTTATCTGAAGCAATCGATGGCATCAATTATGCGTTTGTTACACCAGAATCACACACCGTTAATGTTGTAAATAATGTTGCAACATTTTCAAATATAAACATCAAACAAGGTGTATCTTCTGGTATTTCTTATACTGTTAATTCAACACAAAATCCATCCTATACTTTTAAAATTCCTGATGTAAATGTAGATACATCCACACTACAGGTAACGATTCAACAATCATCTACCAACACTTCTATTCAAACATTTACTAGAGCCACAGACGTTTTAAATTTGGATGAAACATCACCCGTATATTTCTTACAAGAAGGTTTAGGTGGTCATTATGAAGTTTACTTTGGTAATGGCTTAATTGGTAAAAAATTAACAGACGGTAATATAGTTCAACTATCATACTTAACAACATCTGGTACATCAGCATATGGTGCAAATAGTTTCGTGATTATGGCACCAGTAGGTGGTTTTTCAAATACCAGTATAACACCAATAACATCTGCAACAGCTGGTTCAACAAAAGAATCTATCAATTCCATTAAATTCCAGGCACCAAAATCATATGCAGCCCAAGGACGTGCAGTTACTAAAGAAGATTATATTACTGCGATGCAACAAAATAATTTGGGCATAACCTTTGATGCGGTAAACGTTTGGGGAGGACAAGAGAATGATCCTCCAGTTTATGGTCAAGTGTTTATTTCTGCAAAACCAAATGGTGGTTATACATTTACTGATGTTCAAAAACAAAAGTTGTTGGATCTAGTCATCAAACCAATCTCTGTTATGACTGTACAACCAACGTTTGTTGATCCTGATTACACATACATTCAGATTACCGCAAATGTATTGTATGATCCAAAGAAAACTACATTGAGTTCTGGTCAATTACAGGCTTCAATTAAAAATGCAATCTCATCGTATTCGGTTCAATCGTTAAATACATTCAATTCAACATTCTCTGTTACAGATTTCAACGATATTGTAAAAAATGTGGATTCTTCAATCATTGCAAATGAAATTAACATTCAAGTGCAAAAGAAAATATATCCAAACCTAACAATACCATCTACTTATACATTACATTATGGAACATCACTCAAAAAAGGATTGTTCCAAACCGGTATAAGTAGTTCGCCATCAATGCTTTTTAGAAACCCAATTAATCTGGCAGAAACAATTTCTGGTGTATACATTGAAGAAGTTCCTTCATCAACAGGTGGTGTCGAGTCCATTTTGATTACCAATCCAGGTTTCAGTTATCAATATGCACCAACTGTAACTATCAAAGGTGATGGTACTGGTGCAACAGCCACCGCAGAAATCAATTCAAACGGTGTTTTAAAAGCAATCAATATAACAAATGCAGGATCAGGATACACCAGTGCTATTGCGGTCATCACACCACAATATAATGACAATACAGGTCAACAAGGTGCTGCGGTTGTTATATTAACCGGTCGTTATGGTACGTTGAGAACATATTATAACAACACAGACAACGTAAAAACTGTTTTCAATAACAATGCGGGAACAGTAGACTATGAAATGGGTGTAGTTACTTTGAATTCTTTAGGTGCTTTGAATGTTGATAATCCTTTAGGTCAGTTGACAATCACAGCAAATCCAACCACAACGATTGTTTCTTCTTCATATAATAGAATCATTACAGTTGATCCTTTTGATCCTGGTGCTATCGCAGTCAATTTAACCGCTAAGACATGATTAATAACAACGAAAAAACATCTTTGTTGGTCGGTTCACAGCTACCTGAGTTCGTACAATCAGATCCCGACTACGAAAATTTTAGATTGTTTCTCCAGGCTTACTATGAATGGATGGAACAAGAAGGTAATGCTTTGCAAAGAGCAAAGAATCTTCCATTGTATCACGATATTGATACAACAACGAATGAATTCCTACAATATTTTGTAAATGATTTTCTGCCATATTTTCCAAACAACACACTCTTAGACCAAAAAGAAGCGGTAAAAATTGCAAGACAGTTGTATCAAACAAAAGGTACACCTGCATCTTATAAGTTTCTTTTTAAAATACTTTATAACTCCGATTTCGATATCTTTTATACCAAAGATGCGGTATTGAGAGCATCATCCGGTATCTGGTATGTTGCAAAGAGTTTGAAGTTGGCTACTGGCGACAAAAGGTTCTTAAACATACAGAACTATAGATTGTTTGGTGAAACTTCCAAGTCTATTGCAACCGTAGAAAATGCAATTTTAGCTGGTACAAAGATAGAAGTTTTCATTTCAAATATTGAAAGATTGTTTCAGTCTGGTGAGTTTGTTCGTGTTGTTGATAATAACAATCAAGATGTTCTTTTTGATGGTGAACCACTTAGATCAAAAATTGTGGGTCAAATCAGTCAGGTTAATGTTGATCCAAAAAATAGAGGATTGTTATATCAACCAGGCGATCCAGTAATTGTTTACAACGGACTAAATCCGGAAATAGATAATCCAATTGGTGCGGTTGCAGAAGTTGGTCAAACAACATCAGGTTCAATACAAAGTATTAAAGTGTTGACTGGTGGTTATGGATATACAGATTTTCCAAACACAATTATACAATTAACTAATGCGCCAGGTGCAAACGCAATTGTTGGAACATTAAATCCTGTTGGCCAAGCCAACGTTGCATTGGTACCATCAGATAGTATTGGATTGAAGAAAGATATTATTCTTGGTAACACAAATTATTATTTTTCAAATGTTGTAACATCAAATATATCCACAAAATTATCTGACGCATTTACATTCAGTTCTTTTCCAACATTTCCTTTATCTTCCGTGTTGGTTATAAATGGTGGCGGCGGCATCGTAAAAATACCTACCGCATCGGCAATATCAAAATATCCAACTGATACTTCAAATGATGCTGTAATATCTTCAATGGGTATTCTTGGTCCAATACAAATATTAAATGGTGGACATGGATATCAAGCAAATGATAAGATAGTTTTTACTGGTGGTTCTGGTCTTGGTGCATATGCAAATGTCATGTCTGTGAACGCAACAGGATCCATTACAAAAGTTGATTATGTTCAAGGTCCATTTAAAGGATATCCATATGGCGGTATGGGTTACAAAGGTACTGATCTGCCTTCTGTTTCCGTTTCTTCTGCAAATACACAAGCTGCAAACGCACAACTATTTGTTCCAGGAATTTTAGGTGAAGGTGCAACATTCTCTGTTGTCGTTGACCGTGCAGGTTCTGTTACCACAATCAAACTTATAGATGGTGGCCAAGACTATGTTACAACACCAAATGTGTCTTTGAAAGTGCAAGACATAGTTGTTTCAAACGTATCGATATTTAATCTTCCACAAAAAGGTGATGTTGTTTACCAAGGTGCAAATATTAATGTTTCAACATATAGTGCCACAGTAAATTCAGTTTCTGAACTAACGTTTGATGATGACCCAACAAAATCTTTCTGGAATCTAAGAGTTTTTAATTATAATTCCACACCAAACACAAATTTGATTTTGAATATTGATAGAAATATTCATATGCCAATGGCAAATACACAATTCGATTCAAATTATGACGAAACTGGTGTTAGAAACTATGGTGATGGATCAGCCAAAGCAACTGCAAAATTCTTAAATGGATTGGTTGTCAGTCAAGGACAGTATCTAAACACACAAGG